CTCTTGTTAAACCAGTTTGCCCAAATCCCACAGCATCAGTTGTGACACCTGATACAGCAGCAACACGATACACATTATCTATAAAGGTTGTTCCGATACCCACGATACTATCATCGTCATAATCCATAGAAGATCTTGCAGAACCAACATTTGAGTTCTTGATCACAAAATAATCACCAGCTGCTATAGCAGATTCTGTAATCGCATTTGTCCCACCCTGTGTTATATTAGAGTTTCTCAAATCTGAATCGTATGGGATAACCAAATCTAATTGAATTGTAGGATGTGTAATGCCACCAACAGTTGTGATTGCGATACCACTGATTACACCACTATCACCGGTAAATGATACGACAGTATTAGATTCAGTGAGGGTTGGTTGAGCACCTATTAAAACGACAGGAGGGTTAGTTCCTGTATATCCAATACCAGATTGAACACCAACCGTGATAGCAGAAACTGAACCGTTAGCGATGGTCGCAGTGGCCTCTGCACGAGCAGTTGTTCCAAGTCCAACTGGATTTTGAATTGTAACAGTTGGAGCACTTGTATATCCTTTACCACCATCAGATATTACAACTGATGTAATTGTTCCTGCAGCGGATACAACAGCAGTTGCAGCAGCAGCAACTCTTTCAGCGTTGTTAAATATAACGATGTCTTTTTGGAAGTCAGTTGCGACTAGATTCTCATTCTTAGGATTGAAGAATGGTCTTAAATTACTTACATATATGACTGTTGATCCTACACCCACAGATTGTATTAGATTTGTAGTTGGGAATATTCTTCCATCATATAGTTCACGACTCTTACTTACAATCTTACCTTCAATAAAGAGATCTTCAGTTTGTTGTGTCCAGTTGACTGGTCTCTTTTCTCTTGTATCCTCAAAGACACCGGGGCCATTATAAGCATTAGTATCAACAGAATTTGATGACGTAATTTCTATCACACTTCTATCATTTTCTTGTAACCAATCTTTTTGATCTAAAGTATCATGATAACCTAAAGTTAAAGTATCACCAACTTTTACAGTTGCAATAACATCTCTATCAACTACGTCAGCACCACCTGTTCCCCTATAGAATAATATTTTGATAGTATCTTCTGGCTTTGGTGGTTCATCAAATGTGATATTTGTGCCACCGGGGAATGAATATGATTCACCGGGTATTTGTAATATATCATTGATAAAGACAAACAACGTATCTTCAACCTTAACTAGAGACCCAGGCCTTGATTGTATTGATAATGCATCTCCACCCACTGATATAGGGAAAGTTCTTCTCGATCCAGTAAATAAATTGGAGAAATTATCAAGAACTTGTAATTGACCAACTGCCCATCCTGTAAATTGATCACTATGAACTTCATTTATTGTTAATTCTAATTCTTCAAAGTTTGCATTAGATGTAGTTGGTATACCAACAGAGGAGAAATAAGTATCAATTCCTGCTAGTGGTAAAGTTAATATTTGATTTACACCATAACCAAATCCTAAATTGGTTATTTTAAAGTCTAATACAGTAGATCCTTGACTTACCACTACATCAGCTCTTGCTTCAGTTCCACCAATACCGGGGGAACTACCACTATAAACTAAAGGAATATCACTGTATGATAGTGGATCATCAATCACGACTTTCATAAGTTGATTAACTTTACCACATCTCGCGTAATTATGTGGTCTTGTTGATATACCAGTATTGACTTCAAATTGAGTTGAACTCAAAACTCGTAAAACAGTTGATCCATCAAACCCTACGTCTTGTTTACTTGCAGAGTTATTATTTGCTCTAGGTGCTATTAATACTGGTTGAGCACTACCACCAGTCACATAGAAAGTCGGAACTGTAGATATACCAGCATTTATTGTAAATTGAGTTGCGCTTGCAACCCCTATGACAGGTGTGCCACAATAAATTGGATCACCACCATGTGGATTAGTTACAGAGTTTGCACGAGGATAATAATGAAGTGCACCACCATTATCTAAAGCACAAGTAAACCCAAGTCCAGTTAGTAAAACATCGCTACTCTTACCAGTTGTTGATAAACCATGAGCAGTAGATGTTGTTACTGTCATTATACCTGTTGTATTGGTATAGATTGCACTTTGAACTCCAACAGCTGGAGCATAATCACATGTAAATGCGATTCCAGATAATACTATTTCATTACCAACAGATAAATTATGTGCTGTTGATGTGGTAACAGTTGTAAGACCGGTAATAGATGTATAACCAACATTTGTTATATCTCTAGGAACATAGAATACTCTGTCAGTTGTAATTGCAACACTGGTAACGTGTCCGTCAGATACTGCTGCTGTTCCGATAGAAAAAACTCCCGCACCACTAAAACTTTCAGTTTGAATGGCAACATTGACAACAGTTTGAATACCTGCTCTATAACCAGATCCTGAGTTGCCGATTGATACAAATAAAACTTTACCAGTTGATGTGCCAATACCAACAGTTCCTCCAGCAGAGACTAATGGTTGATAACCAAATCCTCTAGTTGAACCCACTGAAACAATTAATCCACCAACTGGAATAGATGCAGCGTTTGGATCTCTTGTAGCTGTTACTAATCCAGATCCTGTCCAAGATAATTGAGTGCCTGATGGTTCAGAAAGAGTAAAGTCTCCATTAGACCCCGGTGCTTGTAAAACTCCATTTATTAATATAAGAGCATTATTTGTTGCAACACCGGTTATCGCAGTTCCTTTTGTATGAGTCAAAGAGAAATCTTTTGTTAAACCATTAAATGATTGACTTAAATCATCAAACAGATAGTTATCAGTATAAGTTTCTTCAGTTCCACCTGTTACACCTGTTCGAGTAAATACTCTTCCTTGGAAACTTGATGATGTTGTTATACCAACAAAATCTCTCTCACTGGGTCGATTAGTAGTTGAACTAATTGGATTTTTACCAGCTGGTGGTTCAATAAAGTTTATCTCATTTTCAACAATATTATAATTACCTCTTATCTTTTCAACTAGATCACCAGTGCTAAATCCTGATATAGTTGTTCCCAACCATCCTCTTCTTACTTTCATAGCATTTGTTGACCCAACACCAACAGATATAATCTTCATTATCTCTTGCGTATCTCCAGCTCCCACTCTTACATAATCTGCACCAAAGAATGAAGTTATTCCACTAAAGAATACAACATCATCACCAATGTTTGTTTTTTCTGAAATAGTTGTAGTTACTGAAGTTCCCGCTATTGGTGATTGTATTGCATTATCAATCGCAACTAAAACTTTTTGATTAGCATCAATCGCAGTAAATGTGTGTGTTGTTCCAACACCAACAGTTGCCAAACCAACGGGAAGAGCAATTTCTTTTAAGGCATTTTCTGCTGTTAAGGCAACTTGAACTTTATCCTCACCTTTTTTGATAATAAAGACTGATGATGGCATGCTAAATGGAGCAGTGCTTATACCAATTGATGTTCCGGCACCCGGTGAGTATTTCACTTTTTGGCCAGTAGTAAAGAAATGATTTGGAACCGTAATTATGTTATTAGTTAAGTCAACAATTTCTGTGCTTGATCCATCATATGGTTTTTTAAATATTGGATTTCCATCATTCTCAAGTGCAAATTGTCTTTTGATTGACACTTCAGTTCCTTCATAAATTGCAAATCCACTTTCTAATGATCCATTTTGCAAATCTTTTACTCCCTCACCGCCTACTTCTCTAGTAGCCTCAGATGGTAATAATGAGGTATTTTCCTCTGGTCTCAACGCATTTAAGAATGTTGTAATCGAAACTCCTATACCAGCGTTTGGAACAAAGGTTATTTCAGTTATGTCGGTGGTAACACCAGTTCTTCTTGCACTTATTGTACCTAAACCTGCAAACGCTGTTCCAACTTTTACATTTCCAAACTCAGTTATCATTACATTTTCAGGATCTGAACCATCGTAATCATCTATTACAACTACCTCTGCTAATTCATAACTACCATTCAATACATCCGCAATTTGAACAATACAATAAGCAGCATCATATTCATTACCATAACTCGCGATGCCTACTGGTATCGGTGTAGAACTTGATGAAATACCAGTGGTTTGAGCAGACATTTCAGCAAAAGAGAAATCATAAGATCCAATACCAATATACCCCTCTGTGGCAATACCGATCGCCATAGCATTTATGAACGCAGTAGACATTCCTGCATCAGGAGTATATGAGAGAACTAAATCATTTCCATCCATGAATGGGAAGTAAGTTCCAATATTACTCGTTGAAGAGTATGCATCTACAGAGTGAATTGTAAGTTGTCCGTATTCTTGGAATCCAACATTTGTCCCATCATGTATTAAACTTACTTGATCATATTCAACACTACCATTTAAAGTTCCACCACCAGCCTCCACGCTCACTAATACTTTCGCTGACCTATGACCAGATATATTTGTACCAATACCACCAAGTGTAAATACAGTTCCTGCTGCACCTCCGGCAATTGTAACTGCTGTAGTTGCAATACTTATTAAAGATCCATTTAAACCTGTGGTTGGGTTTGTTGGAGCTCCGGGAATAGTTGTACTACCACAAGACACAGTATCAGTCGATATTCCTAATCTTTGTGCATCAAGTTGATATGACCATAAAATAACATTATAATTATTAAGTTTAAATTTATTTGGATAATACCTCAAGACCGACTCATTTCCTTCGATAACATAGTCAAATGTCCCTAAATCTAAAACAGTTTCAATATCACCATACTGATTAAGCATAGTTTGTCCCTTACCGGTGTCGTGCAGGGTGTTTACTATTGTTATTTGTCTTTCACCTGTAAATAATCTATCAGAAACAAGTGCAAAGAACATCTGTGTCCTTCCATCACTTAACGCATTACGATAAACATCTGCATATGGTGTTGTTCTTGCATTATTATTAAATATCCCACTTATATCATCTATTTGTACAACACGGTTTGAAACTGATTCTGAGTAATCTGTTATGAGTCTTGTTTGAAAATTAATTTCATCAGAAAATGGTTTTTCTACACCCTGTAAATAATTTTCAGTTGCTAAATCAAAATTGTAATTTGTATATAAACTTTCAACACCAATGATATCAACTAAAGTAGTAACAACACTCTTTGATGGATCTATGTTTGAAAGTTTATTTGATGAAGTTGATAATTCATCTGATTCAACTTGTAAGTCACTAAATTTCTTAAATCCAGCTGTGTGATTTAATGATCCTACAACATCACTCCATTCTTTTATCTGAACTGGTGATTTGATAGAATATGAAAATGCCTGATAGTAATCATTATCATGAACTCTTTGTAACTGATTATTTAAAAATCCTGTAACGTTTTGCCAACCATTTTCGACAGTTGAAAAATAGTTAAGATTATATTTACTTTCAAATTTTACAATCTCTTTTATTAAACCTTTTGCACCTGTTGGAGATGCGTATACCTTACCATCAACTCTCTCACCTCTAAATCTAACTTGTTCAACAAGATTACCAACCTCAAACTCTCTTGAACTTTCTACTGTAAGATATTTACTTGAATTGTCCCAATTAAATACTTGTCCAACGATTTGAGTTCCTTCAGAATTTACACTTTCTATATCATCACCTTTTCTAAAACTATTAGGTTGTAATTCTATGTCAAATTGAGGAAACCACTTATCTGGTATTAAAGATGCGACTGAATTAACTGTGTCAAAAACGCCGGGAAAGTCTACATTTTTTGACAAATAATTAGACATGTCATATTTTACTGTTCCGATACCACCATAGTTTGGAGTCACCTGTGTTATTTCAAATCTTGCATAATCATACCCTGATGAGTTGAATCCTGAAGCTGTAGATCCAACACCTACACTAGCATTTTCAATGAGCACTTTATCACCAACTGTGAATGGGAAAGGATCAATATAAGTCCCTGAAAAACCAACCACTCCACTAAAAGCATTTTTTATTGTTGCTGTAACTGATTGCTCATCATTATCATAGACTAAATTTGATACTCTTATTCCATTTGGATTATTTGTGGGTATGATAGTAGGAGTAGTATCATTCATAGACTCCGTGTTATCTAATATTTCAACAAACAATTCGTCAGGTCTATATCTCAAATCAATATCTGTAATTTGTTTTTTAGTGACACCATCAATAACAACTAGATTTGGATTTTGAATATATCCTTTTCCAATTGATGTTATTCCAATAGATTTGAATCCTGTTAACGGAGTTATTCTTAATACTTGAGGGAATATAACTTCTGGTAATAAAGTTGAATCTGAGGGGTAATCAAATCCAATATTTTGTAGAGTTGTTTTTGTTACTTTACCAATATTATTACTAAATGATTCTAAAATTGCACCACTACCTACATCTGAGGTAATTGTTGTTATACCCGGAATAGACAAATAACCACCACCAGTGTCAGTAAGAGATAATTGATCAATCCCTCCATAAGCGGTTGTTGATATAGTTGAATATTTTAATTTAGAATTTGTAGTGGTATATGATGTGGATTCAGGTGGTGATGGTATGTCATAAGTAAATGAAGTTGAACTTGTTGATACAATATTGAAACTTCCGTTATACTTACTTTTTTCAAAAATAAGTTGATTATTTAAATCAATCTCATTATCAACAACAATTTGTTTATTTTGCTCTGTGTTGTCTTGCGAATCAACAGGCACTAATCTATAATACAATAAGTTTGGTGTATTCTCATCTACTTTTAAAGTGACTTTTGCAGAAGCACTAACACCAACAGACCCGGATCTTGTAACATCAAAAGTATCTGTAGATCCGCTTGTCTCATATTCTTGAAGAAATTTACTGTCTTTATATAATCTGAAATAGAAGGCTGGGTATTTTGTAGTGCTTCGAGTATATGATAGAGATGAGTCTGAGACATCAAATTCAACTGTAGAGTTCTTGTAAAACTTTAATGGAGGATTTACTGGTGATAGTGTGCCAGCTGTTGTAATAGCAACTTTGACAAAATTAGGTTTTAATTTAGTTACTTCATACTTATTTTCAACAAGTGATATTTTATTTTCATTGATTACATATACATAATATTCTTTATCATTCACAAGAGAACTCTCAGATCCACTGAAAGTGTGAATTACTTTTTGACCATTAACTAATCCATGATTGTTTATATTAATTGTATTTGGTATTCCTGAAACTGATGTTGCGGAAGTGATTCCAGAATCGTTAAAAGTTAAAGGATTAATTATTGTTTTGCGATTAGCTTCATTGTATTTTACTGTGACTGTTGTGGTCAATCCGGGATTAACATTTATGATAACAGAATCGTTATTAAGTAATCCATGAGTTCCTGTGCCAACAACACTAACCACAGTTCTATCAATCTCTCCACTGATAACATTTTTAAATTGTGTTTTTAAACTATGAACATTTCCTGATCCTGCTGTTAAAAAGAATAGTAACCCTCTATCACTTAAAGTTGTACCTATACCAACAAAAGTTCCTGTTGATCCTAATCCAACCTTAGATGTGGACAATCCAATTAAATTATCGCTTAACTTTGCAACAAAAAGAGGAGCATCTTCAGTTAGTAATGTATCTTGAGTTGGTATTGCGCTACTTGTTTTTATTCCTAAAGCAGTTCCTGATGTTTGATAAGTAACAATATCACCAGTTTGCAATCCATGATTGAGTATGTAAATCGCTTGACTTGGAATGAATATTTGTGTTGCTCCAACACCGGGATTAGATATTTGTCTAAATGTTCCAACACCAACACCAGCAGTGGTTCCTAATCCAACTACTTCTTCTGGGTTGAAGTAATATTCCTTATTTTCTCTTAAATTGGTTGATGTGGTGAATCCAGATGTAAATGTAAACGTTCTAGGTATTTCTTCAAGAACTGTTGATGCGGTATGTGATACTCCAATAGTGGATGATGGTCTTAAAACTCTTATTCTAGATGCAAATTTATCAACGTTTAAAACTTTTATAATTTCTGTGCCAACACCAACTTTAAACCTATCATTTTCTTTTATATTTTTAAGATCACCGGAAACAGACATAAATGTCACAACTCCTGTGGCTGTTGCAGTTCCAATTCCCTGTGACAAGATAAGTTTATCAGATCTAATTCCTATTGCATATGATCCCTGTAATGATGTCGTTGTTGTTGATAAAGATCCAACATTTACTACTGATTTATTCAGTAAATTTAAACTTGTTGTTGCTATTCCAATAATTGTATTATTAGAGGAAGGAACAAATTCAACGTTTGATATGGTTGTAGTTGTCGCACTTATTTCTGAAATATCTGGGCCTGTTATTCTACTAATTTTAGCAGATGCTTTAAATGATGAACTGACACTATCGTCAAAAACAACCACATCGTTTATTTGATAATTTGCTCCTGCCGATAATATTCCTACTCTAGTAACACCACCTTTCTCTGCAAAGTCGATGACAGAATCTTGACTTACATAATTGTTAGATTGTAGAAAATAATCATAACCACTATGATCTTTATTTAAAGAGTATGAATATGTGTTCCTAACATAATTTGATTTTTCTAAATCAAAATTATCTTGATTAGATGATCTTTTAAAATTAAAATTGTTTGGTTTAGAATTATAAGAATTTCCTATTAAGTAAGGGAATTTTGGTTTTTTGAAATTTTTAAATATACCATCGGAAGCTGGTGTTGAATCGAATGTCGCAAAATAAGCATATGTCCCTTTTGGATATTCGGGTGTTACGCAAAATCTTCCATTATTTTCATCAAGAACATTATCACTATCTGATGGGTTGAAAGTAAAATCTTCAACAAAAAATTCTGCAGGAAAAACACTTGTAGGTGGTCTATTTGTTTTACTGTTAGCATCCTCAATGTACCCTGATTCTAACTGAACTACATTCCCTCCAGTTTTATTAACAAATCCAAATGGGCCATAAATTGGATTGCCATCATAAGCATATCCTAAAATAGGAGAGTGTGAGTCATTGTCACTTTCTACTCCATTTACGATTCTTAAATCCTTCTTTCCAAATAATACTTGTCCATCAGCGTCACTCGCGTATGATATTTTTCTTAAGTTTCGAGGTGCATAAGTGTAAGAGCACTGTAAACCGTAATCTTTATTAAGAGGACTGCTTATAAAAACGTCATCATCATTTAAATTTAATAAATTTTTCTTAAATTCATTTACTGTCCATCTTTGTAAAGAGGGTCTTGATTTAAATCCTTTTCCTGAAGAATCAACTCTCACAAAAGTTGTCGATGATCCATATCCAATACCACCGCTTTGAATATTAACAGAAACAATATTTCCAGATGAATTTATTTCGGGAGTTAGTTTTGCATCAGACCCTATACCCAACACAACTAAATCTGGTGGTGAATTATAATCAGTTCCACCATAACTTACACTTACATCAACTATTTTACCATTCGCCACTACTGGTGTAATTACAGCATCTCTTCCTGAGTTTAATGATACATCTGGTGTTCTGTTAAAGTTAATAACCTCTGATGCACCATATCCTACTCCCTTGTTTGTTAAATTGACTGAGGTAATCTCACCTCTTACGATTGGTTGAACTATTGCTTCGTAAGTTTTTCCTGCAACTGATGATAAACCAACTTTTCCAATTACCTCCACATTAATTGGTGGATAATTAAATTTATGAGTTCCTAAACCAACACTTCTCAATTCTTGGAATTGATTAGTTTTTAAATAAAAGTCTTTTGTGGTTGTCCCCACACCTACAGCTGCAACTTTAAATGAATTTTCATTTAGAGAATAAACAAGATAATCTAAGGATGTTGATAAACCATCAACCGATGTCCCGTCAACCGAATACTGTATGGTCTCTCCAGTTTGATAACCATGATTTTCAATATTAATTGTATCTAAAGCGGTGTTGATACCTATTGAGTTACAAGTTCTTTCTTTATTTTCGTAATTAGAACCAGAATCTAAAAGAACAATTGAACTTAATTTTGCCTTACCATTTAAAGATTTTATTGCCTGAACACCATTACCAAAGTTTGTAATTGAAATAGTGTTAATGCCTGATACAGAATCTTCAAAAGTTTTGTGTAATTTTAGTGTATATTCTGAAACACTTGAAACATAATATGTTGACTGTGTTGTCAAACCAACAAGAGGAATGCCACCCAGAGGGTCATATACGACTCTCTCACCCGTCCTAAAGCGATGATAGGTACTAAACCCTATTGATGATGTATTAACGCCAGCTGTCGCTGATGATACAGAACCTATTGTTACAGTTCCTAATCCCACTCCATCTGCATTAAATATTGACTCATGAGAAACAGTATTTAACTTAGCTACAGCGTTTGCTCCGCTACCGTTTCCTCCAGTGATTTTAATTACTGGTTCCTCAACATAATCAAATCCCGAATCTAATATTTTTATATCTTCAAAAATACCTTTTACAGAACAAGTCCCTGTGGCACCAGATCCAACTGAATCTGTTATTGATAATATTGGTGGGTTAATAACATCATATTTTTCGCCACCATCGACTACAACTAAATTATTTAACTCTCCATAATAGACAGAATTTTTGGATTTGTAATTTAGTATCTCAACACCATTTATTAATAAACCACTATAACCTGGCTGTGTTTCATGTTTTTCTCCATCATTTATTGGTTGAGATATCTCTCTAAAAAGTTTTTGACTCTCAATATTTTTACCATGAAGTTCACTCTTCTCGACATCATTAGATGTGATAGTGACAGTATCAACACTATTTGGTGTTTTAACTTTAACATAATTATCACCGTAAATATCAGAGGGACTTTTTGCAAATTTAACATTGTTACCATCAATTCTTTTAACATAATATAATCCTTCATCAAAAATTTGACTTGAAATAAATTCTTGAACTACAACAGTTCCATCTGGTAAAGTTGTTTTAACTTGAGTTTTTTCTGGAGTATAGTATACAGCATCTCCAGTAAAATAATTATGATCAACTTGATCACTAATTTTTATCGTTTCATCATTTAAATTATATGTTCCACTAAAAGTAAATTTTTGAGTTTTTGGATTTAATTTAGTAACTCCAGAGAATGGTAAAGATGAAGAGGCGACTAAAATCTTATTTGATTTTGGATCAGGGTCAATGAAATCGTGTGGGAATGGTGTATGCTTTGCTCCAACCATTTTACGACCCTCATGCTCATGAAATGGGCCATAATATGGAATACCATTTACAGTTCCAATATCTGGTTTTAAATATATGTTTTGAATATTAGCAGTAAACTGATTTAAGTTGGGATGAATATCAGAATCTATTTTTGATATGCGACGTGATACTTTTGTGACTTTCCTAGGATCAGAAATTCCAGTTCCAGTTATAAGACATGTGTTTTGATCAAAAACATCAGTGATAGTGTAAATTTTGTTTGAAACTGGATCAAAACTATCAGTTATCTTATCGCCCCATTGTGAACCTGATGCAAGTGTTTCATGAGTTGTTATTTTATCACCTATTCTTAAAATATTAACATCTTTCGTAACTAACTTGAAAGTATTGTTGACTGAATCAACGACTTCAAGTGATTTCACTACGTAACTTTGTGCAGTATTAAATAACCAATTATTTTCCTTAAATCCTGATCCTATTTTTCCTAAATTTTTTATTTTTATCTTTGAATCTTTTTTCTGATAATAAGTTTGATTTGGAATTCGTAAATCACTTAAAACTGATCTTATCTTTACTCTGACTTCATCAGTTTCTCCGTCACTAAGCGCATATGCGAACGTAGATTGATCTACAAATGTATTATCACTTATATCATTTAAAATCCCAGTTGTGTTGATACCTAAAAATTGATTTATTGTTTTATGTGCATAAGTGCACACACCTGATGTTCCATTTTGATAAGTAAATGATAAAGTTCCTGATTTTGGAAAACCTAAAGTAGAATCAACATCTAAAAATGTTTGTGCAATCCCAACTTGACCTATTATTTTTGTTTTTGCGTGTGTAGAAAAATTACCGTAAGTTAAGGGAGATGAACCTTCTGGAAAATCAAATGAACCATCTAAACTCACTTTATAATATGCATTTGTCAGTATACCAACCGATATTTTTTCAACGGCAGCTACAGGTGCATATGCTTTTGATATATTTTCAAATGAATCTTGAAATAATGTTTTATTTACTAAATCATCAGGATCACCCTCAATTAATTCAACAATCAAATCTCGTGTAATTCGATAATTTGCATTGGATGGTGATATAACATTATCAATAGGACGCACAACAGTTGCATCCTCTCCATATAACGCTCCAAATAGTATTTTGAATGATTCGTCGGTTCCTCTAGTAGAATAAAAATCTTTTGATTGTCTTATAAATTGAGATTGATTAAGTTTATCAGTTAAATCTTTTTGAAAACCATGCAAAAACTGTCTTTTCGTTTTTTTTAAAAATTCATCTAAAAATAAAACACTTAAATTTTCAACTGTTGTACCTTTCTCATGAATACTTTCCTCAGAGGATGAAAAAATAAGATTTTCTGGATCTGAAGGATTTGTAAATGATGTAATACCACTAAATCCTCTCGTGCAATTAACAAAACTTATATCTGTTTTACTTTCATATGTAATTACCTCATCATTAATTTTTATTAATCCATAATTATCAGGAAAACCTTGCGTATTTGATACAAAAATAGTTTCAGTTGATATTCCTGCGTACTTTGTGGTTGATGTTGATTTTATCTGATTTCCATTTTCACTTAACTTAATATATGAATCAATATTATTAATTAAATCGATCGGCCCACCTTTATATTCTTGTCCAATGTAATATTGAGATAAAAATTCACCAACCAATGGAAAATCCTCTCTCACATAAGAGGGAACTTGATTTTTAACAATTTGATTTAACTTAACTCTTTTTTCTGACATCTATCTTATGATGTTTCCGTTAGAATAACTTGTAGATACTGTGTAATTTGATCCAGAGGGGTCAATACCAGAACTAATGTCATCAACAACTGTATCAACTATACTACTATCTAGTCTCAAATAAAGATCCTGTAATCCAATCACATCATTTGATTCAGGTGTTGCCGAAATTTCTAGAATTTGAACATTATCCTTGGTTTTACCTGAAACTATATTTATTGGGTCTAAAGTTATTCTTCCTGTAGCATAATTTATCACTCCAATATTTCTTCTTTGTATAACTGGTGTTGAAGATCCAGAGTTTAAGGAAAATAATCCAATTTGTCCTCTTTTTCCATCAGAATTTGGAATATCAAACAAATAAACATCAGTATTTACATTTAAAACTCGAAAAGCAGATGATTTTATGTTAAAACCATTCATAGATCTAATATGAAATTGATTTCCAAAATCAATCGCATACTCTGCAACCTCAGATGTAGCTAATCTTAAATCTCTTCTCATTTCAACGGTGGTTATGTTAGAAGTTACGGACTCATGACTTTGATCAACCACTTTTAAAAATTTACTGTACTTGAATCTTGCCCCATATTTGTTTAATTCAGAAGATTCAGCATATTTTGTAATATCTCTTTGCACTTTTGTGGATACAAATGATGCGTTAGGTGCTAAATTGGTGTTATAATATACTTTACTGTTAGTTTCAATAAACAAATACTTTAAATCAAGTATTTCTGGAACGATTCCAGCAACGGCATACTTTTTAAGGTCTCTTTTTATATTTTGTTTAATTGAATTTGGAACAAAATCACCATTTCGAGGTTTTATACTGATAAAAACCTTACCAAACTGTGGGGGAACTAAATCCTCACCTCCAAAAACTGATATTGACTCAGTTTCCGGATAAATTTTATTTGGAATTAACACTTCAAAGTCATTTGCACTCAAAGCTCTATTCTGAGTTGCATATATTTGAGGTGCATATTTACGAATTGAGTCAACACTCTCAATACTTTCACCACCGCTTGATGAAAGTGCGTTTGAAATAAAAGAAATACCTGATGTTACGTTTATTTCAATTGAATTTCTTGTATATGATAGTCTACCTGAGTAAGTAAAGTTATTTACACCATTCGCATCATCTCCAGATGTTACAATATATGAAACTTCAATTACATTTCCATCTTCAAGTGCTTTTCCAAAGATACCGTCACCAAATATTAACTCATATTGCTCACTTGCAACTTCTTGTAAAAAGAAAATGTTTGAACTACCTGTTACAACTGATCCAGAATCGTCATCAAATAAACTATCATGCCTTTCATACTTAACAGAAACTGTCGAATTGACTGATGGTTTAACTTTTACTATTAATGTGTCTAAATCAATACCAGTATTTGGTAAAATAAACTTTTGAAATGGATTTCTTGAAGAATATGTAAATGTTTGGTCTAGTAAAGACCCCTCATACACCTCGATTTCATCAAAACTTGCAATTCCATCAATAACTGATACTGTTTTATCCTCTGGAATACAAAAAACAAAAGATTGTCCACGAAATTGACTACCTGTGCTTGCCACAGGGCCTTTTTTAAGTGTTAAATTAGCGGGTGCAGGTGAAACTGAGGAAAGATTTGCAAAAAATGTTAGGTTTGCTCTTGATGATTTCTTTGAACGAGGCACATAACCTATATTTCTTGCTAATGCAACTACATTTTCACGCAAAGTTGCTGAATCGATGAATACTTCATTCGATATCATGTTCGCATTATACGAAGTTATGTAAGTATTGTAAGCTAGTACGTCTAAAATTGTTGAAAGATTTGATCCTTCAAAATCATAATCGGTAAAATTTGAATTATTTTTTAAATAATCCTGTAAACTTGTTTTTATCTGGTCAAAATCCAGATTTGTAAAATTTGTAAGTGACATTTATCTAGTCGGCAATAACACAAAATCTAATTGTTGTGGTGGAATATCAATTCCTATGATTTCATATTCGATTGTAACGTTTATTTCATTGAAATCAAAATTTGGTCTTACAATGACACTCAATAAATTCACTCTTGGTTCAAAATTTTTTATAGAATTACGTATTTCATCACGTATGACATCAGCTGATACATCATCAATGTTTTCAAATAGAGATTCAGATATTCTTGAACCAAAATCTGGTTGAAAAAACTTCTCTCCGGGTTGTGTAAAGACAATATTTCTGATTGATCGGGCAATCGCACTCGAATTTTTCAGAGCAATCAGGTCATCATTCAGAGGATTAGTCTGAAATGACATGCTAATGTCCTTAAATTCTTGTTTTACCCGTTCTAAAGGCATTTAGATGTAGTTGATCTAACTTATTTATACCTAAAAATTTGGTATGTCGTCAGGTTGTGCCTTTTCTTTCGCTGTTTTCCAGAAATAATTCTCATCATTACCAAGGCCATCGCGATCATGACCGTTTTCGACCTGATAGTATACTGTTGAAACCTTAAAATCAGGGTTTTTGGGGTTCTCAGGAGTCAAACTGTTGTCAAAAATACGTGTTCTGTTGTTCGGATACAAACAAAACTGCCCATTATCAAGTTCAATCAGATTATGAGACTTATGTTCAGCTGGTTGTTCACTCGTTGAGTAGTCAATCGCATCAGGATCTTGATGATAATTGTCAATCGTACAGATATAAGTGCCCGTCTGCGTTCCATAGTCTCTCGTATAGACTTCATAATGCATTGAACCGACGAATTGCTTCTGTACAACCGTCACACCATAGTCCATACAGTTCCAA